TCTGAAGAACGTGCCTATGTGGTCATCAATCACTATCTGCTCACGGGGAAGGTGCTGCGTGCCAGCCACTACAAGCAGATGATGTACGCCAGCCTCATCGAGGAATACAAGGATGTTATCCGTGACAATCCCGGACTCAACAACATCCGCATGGCCATCGAGCTCAGCATCGCTCGTCCTGCCACCTGTCCGGGTGTGTCGCCTGAGCGCATCATCAATATCCTCCGTGACATGCAGGTGTTCTGATTCTCTTCTCTCTCTGATTTATAGTAGTATAGAATGAAAATGCGTTATTCGCTCATACTCATACTCGTCATGCTGCCGCTCTTGCCGCTGCGTGACGTGCTGTCATCGTCGCCGCTGCTCTACATGTTCGGCCACGGTTCGCTATTCCATTATCTCGTCAATGCCTCATCGCTCCTGCTCTTGTGGCGGCTCATCACGCCCTCCCGTCTGCTTGTTGCGTGGATCTGTTCGGTGGCGGCCTACTGGCTACCCTCCGTTCATCCGGTCATTGGCTCCAGCCTGTTCGTCTGGTTCTTCATCGGCATGTTGCTCACGGTCTACACGCCTCGTCAGCGCTGGCGACTACTGGCGCTCTTGCTGCTCTCTTTTTTCTTGCCTCACATCGCTGCGCTCCATCATGCCGCGCTCGGACTGTGTGGCTTCACCTTTCGCAGAATTGAACTCAGATGGCAAAGGACGCGTTGACCATACAGGCTGAAGAGATGCTGCGTGAGAATGAGCAACGTCGCCGCACGCTGTTCCCCACGTACAACCCGCTCACCGGCGAAGGTGCTCCGGGGCGTCGTCGTGCGTTCTCGCTCACCGACTTCATGGGCGGTGCCACGCTCTTTCTTCCCTTGGAGATGTTCTCCGTCGGCACCATCTATCGCCTGGCTCGTGCCGGTTCCGTCGAAGCATTCTGCTGGGACACTTATGGTGAATACTCCGATGATCTCCGCTCTACGGTGGTCGAGGAGTTTCTTCGCCTGCGTAGCAAGTACGACTTCTACTTCTTCGCTTATGCCTATGCTCGCATCAAGAACAAGTATGGTGGTGAGGATATTCCTTTCCTGCTGAATCCTGCACAGATCAAGTTGACACGTGTGTTCGAATCTATGCGGCTGAAGAACAAGCCTATACGCGTCATCCTCCTGAAGGCTCGTCAGTGGGGTGGCTCCACTGCCACTCAAATCTACATGTCATGGATTCAGGTAATGTGGCAGAAGGCATGGAACTCCATCATCGTGGGCCACCAGGGCGACTCTGCGGCGGAGGTCAAGGATATGTATGTCAAGTTCATCACGCAACTGCCCAACTTCCTCTTCCATGAACTGGGTGAGGACTACGATGATTCGCTCCCCAAAATCAAGGGTGGCGGCACGCAGAACATCAGCCTCATCCCTTCACGCAACTGTAAGATCAAGACGGCCACGGCAATGAATCCTGAAGGCGCACGTGGTGGCGACTCCAGTATGGCACACTGTACGGAGGTGGCTTTCTGGCCGTGCACGGAGAAAATGGACCCACAACGCCAGGTGAAATCTTCCTGCTCCGGCATCGCCTTACGCCCGCTCACCATGATTGTCTATGAATCTACGGCCAACGGCCAGAACTTCTTCAAGGATGAGTGGGACCGTGCCAATCAGGTGGATGAATTCGGCGAGAAGGTCTCTGCTTTCAATCCGGTCTTCGTCGCCTGGTGGGAGATTGAGTCTTATCAGGAAGATCCTGACGACTTGCTCTCCTTCGCACGCACACTCATCTCTCGTCGCGCAGAGAAAACCGGTCACTGGGACTACCTCTACTGGCTGTGGACCATCGGCGCCACGCTGCAAGGCATCTGTTGGTACCGCAACAAGATGCGTGAGTATGCCGACCTCCAGGATATGCAGCAGGAGTTTCCATCCAATCCCGTCGAAGCATTCCTCTATTCCGGACGTCTCGTCTTCGATGCCTACAAGGTGGAGAAGATGCGCCGCTTCGTGCGTGAGCCTAAGTTCCGCGGAGATATCTATGGCATGGAGCCGAAGGGCGATAATGCAATGGTCAATCTGCATCTCTCTGCTTCGCCCACCGGCAATCTCTCTATCTGGGAATATCCTGACGAGAAGAATGTCTATGAGAATCGCTACTTCGTCTCTGTCGATATTGGTGGACGTTACGACACTTCCGACTACTCGGTCATCACTGTCTTCGACCGCTCTGATATGATGGCTGAGTCCGGAGTGCTCAATGAGTATTCCGGTCCTCGCGTGGTGGCCGAATGGTATGGTCACACCTATCCCGACCTGCTGGCCATCAAGTGTGCTCAGATATCCAAGTATTACGCTGATGCACTGCTCATCGTCGAGAACAATACGGCCTACTCAAAACTGAACAACGTAGATACGGACAACGTCTCGGAGCTCTTCTTCCCGATTCTCGTCCCGCTTTACGACAATATATACTCTAAGTCGCAGTCGGAGACTGAGAAACGCCAGGGCAAGGAGCATCGATACGGCTTCAACACCAACGTCTCCACCAAGGTCTCCATCATCCGTTACATGGACCAGTGCATTCGCGACCGTCTCTACATCGAGCGCAACAATGAGTGCTGCCGCGAGATGAGCTACTACATGAAGTTCCCTAACGGCAAGTACGGCGCTATTCCGGGCAAGCACGATGACCGTGTAATGTCACGCGCCATCGGTCTCTACGTCTCGCGCATCGAGTGGGACCGCTATCCTGTGCGCCTGCGCAAGTCCAGGGAGGAGCGCATGAGCATTCTTCGCGGACTCAACATGCACTCGTCGGGTGCCGAAGTTGTATTACAACACTAATATTAATATATAATGTATTACAGTATGAAGAAAATTAATCCAATCAAACTCATCAGGAAGAAGATCCTCAGTGTTCGCCTCTTCTATCAGGCCTGCAAGGTATATCAGCAGGGCATCAACGATGCCGAACTGGCTTACAAACGTGACCATTATCGCTACTATGTCATCTGGGACCGTGTGCAAGACAAGCTCATCCCCATCACTTACGACCTCTACAAGGGACGTGGCGACTCTTACAAGTATCTCGTCCGTCGTGGACGATTCCTCAATCGCCTCACGCGTGATGAACTGAAGCACACCTGCTTCTACTTCACTCCCTCGCGTAACTCCACGTGCCGTCTCCACGGCAATGCACTTGCCGCACGCAAGGAGGAGTTCTTCCGTTACTACTTCCGCTTGAAGATGAGCGAATTAAATTGCGCCAAAATTAACCAAACTAATCTCCGTTTCACTTGGAAGAGATTGCGTCATCGATTAATTTCGCTTCTGAGATTGATAACAGAATAATTCCAAACAATAGTTTTGTTTTCGATAGGTATTAGATTTACAACCACTCGGACGGTGCGTGAGCATAGTCCGAATATTAATTAGACAGAATTGTATTCATCATATACTGGAAAACGATTGATACTATAACAATCAATAGTTCCCCCCATCGAAAGCGTTCGATGACCGAAAGAGCCCTATGTGAATAACGCTCTTCTCCTTGTTATTTTGCATTTTTTCATAGTACAGTTAGGTTTAAAATTAAGTATGTTTCCCTCCCTTCGGGGAGGGTTTTTTGTATGCTCACTCATCCTTGGTCATTCATCCTGCGCACCCTCATCCTCTATCTTCGGTTCCGGCTGCCCGTTGAATTTCGCGTTGAGCCTCATCAGCTCTTGCTCTGCGGTCAGGTTCCTTGTGTCATGTTCTCTCAGGTCCACTGCGGTCAGCGTAGGCATAGCATATTTGGCCATCAGCGCTATCGCCTTAATCCGGTCAAACGGGTCTTCAATCTGTTCTATCATTACCCCCATATTCTCGAAGAAGGGCCCCATCTGTTCACGTAATATACTCTGATACTTCCTGTAACCTTTCTTCCCTCCGCCCACCTTCGGATGTCCGGGTGCAAACTTATGATTCTCGTCGTGGAGCACGGTCGTCCGGCTTATCTTCTCTATCGTCGTCGCGCTCACCACCTCTTCCTTCCCGTCGTCTGTCTGCACGCGTATAGCGTCAAACCCTATGATCTGACGTATCAATGCCGTACGGCCGTCGCTCAGCCGCACGCGCTCATTCAGTGAGAATTCCATTCCTTTCATGCCAATATCATTATATGCGTTCCCTGCAAATGTAATGATTTACTTTTGTTTATAGTAATAAAATTTAAAGTTATGGGATTATTTTCCTCTGGCGGATACAATACCGCCTTAAAAAACCTAGAGAAACAGAAGTCGGCAGCTACTTCTTACTATCTCCGGCAGGCCTATGAGAACCCGCTGGACAACTCGGCCAATGCCGCTGCGCTCCGCCAGGCTCGTGAGATATTCTCCGACAATGCCAAGCGTGCACGCAACTATGCAGCGGTCACCGGTGCCACGGATGCGGCAATGGTCTCTCAGCGTGCGGCTGGCAATAAGGCTATCGAGAATGCCATGTCCAACATCGCTGCTGAAGGCACGCGCCGCAAGGATGCGGCCATGGAGAACTACATGAAGGCGGCTCAAAGCTACGATTCGCAGATCACCAATGTCCAGATGCAGAAGGAGAAGGAGAACACCTCTGCCATCTCCGGACTGCTCTCCACTGCGGCTTCCATCGTCGGCACCATCTATGGTGGTCCCGCCGGAGGTGCTATCGCAGGCTCTGCGGTGGGCGCTGCGGCCAATGCTGTGCTCTAGTTCATCACGATTTCTAGTTTATGTAAGATATGACAACAACCAATCAACCCAACAACAAGTCAGATGCGAACATCATCGTTGCAGCGGTTTCCACCGGGGTGGACTCAGCCCACTCCGGACCGCTCTCTACGGTGCAGCTTCAGAAGGAGGGGAGTGCGGTCTATCCCGTCACCACCACGCAAGCCATCTACGATGGTCATAGTGGAGCCTCTCTGCATGCCATCCTGCATCAGTTCAATGATGTCTATCTTCCTTACCAGGGCTCTGCCTATAAGACGCGCATCCAGCTCCCTATGGAGATGCGTCGTCAGGGCATCACCATCTCTTATGTCGACCTCTCCGGCGTCTCTTGCAAGGAGCAATGCATCAAGACGGAACTGCTCGACGATGAGCACTTCGGTCTCGACAAGTACTGGAGCGACGTCGACAAGATCTCGCAGGACGGCAACTATGCTGTCGAGATGGGCGACCTCGCCAAGTCGCTTGCCGACTATGCGCAGGCGCAGGGAGATTATGCCAAGGAGCAGGGCACCTATGCCAAGACGGAAGGTGACTATGCTAAGGAGCAGGGAGACTATGCCAAGACACAGGGCACCTATGCTAAGGAGCAGGGAGACTATGCCAAGTCGTCCGGAGAAACCACTGACGCCTCTCGCGCAGCAATAGAGGCGCACGAGTCCGAACGTCAGTCGGCTGAATCCACGCGCATCTCCAATGAGAACACGCGTATTTCCAATGAGAATGCACGTATCTCCGCCGAGACGGCCCGCGCTTCGGCCGAGTCTGCCCGCGCTTCTGCTGAATCCACGCGCATCTCCTCTGAGAGCACGCGCATCTCCAATGAGAATGCACGTATCTCCGCCGAGACGGCCCGTGCTTCTGCCGAGTCTGCTCGTGTTTCTGCCGAGACGGCTCGCGAACAGGCGTTCCTCTCTTCCAAGAATGCGTGCGATGCTTCCACCACGGCTGCTAATAATGCCACCACGGCTGCCAATACTGCTGCCAACAAGGCCAATCAGGCGTCAGCCTCAGCCAATACGGAGGTCGAGAATCTCACCACGCTGAAGAATGAATGCTCTTCCATGGCCAGTGCTGCTCAGTCGGCTGCTCAGTCGGCCGAGGAGAAGATTGTACAGATGGAGTCTCTGATGAATGATTTCTCCGTTGAGTCGCAGTCTGTTCCGGTCCGCATGGTGCTCTCTTATCCTTCCGAGATCAGCACGCGCAACAATCTTGCGCAGAAGATTTCGGCGGTGCTCTATCCCACCTACGGCCTTCAGAACGTGCTCTTCCAGCGTGAGGATGGCACATCGCTCCGCGTCAACCCTTCTGGCGACTTGACTGTCAAGTCCACAGGCACAACTACCTTCTACGTGATTCCTACGCAGAACACTTCGCTGTGGCAGGAGATTTCCATCGCTGTACGCTCTCCGCGTATGCGTCTCACGTCGTCCGGCAAGATTCGCCTGTGCGGCTCTAAAATAAGAATTGTATAACCTGTAAGATTATTTGTATATGGCTTTAACAGATGAAGAAGAAAGCAAGTTAAGGGCGATCATCACTGCCTTTGACGAAGGTCAGCAGGTCGATGACCTTCCCTTGACTGACACCAATGTGTCCGACAAGGATATTGAAGTGTTCGACCGCAAGAGTGGTTCCAGCGGACGCATCGGCCTTCAGGAGGCTGTCCGTCAGGCCAACTCTCCATGGTGCGCACGCGTGTGGAACAATGCGAATAGCACTCCCAAGGCTGCCACCTGGGCGGGTAGCCTGGAGTTCCTACAGACGCTCCAGGATCAGTTGGAACTGGGCTGCTATCTGGTCAAGAATGACCACACTCGTCGCAAGCTCGATCCTACCAACCATTATCGCTATGCCACCGGCGAAACGGCTAAGCTCGACGGCTCCATGGGTCACTATCAATGGGGATGGGGTAAGGTGTTCTATCTCGCCTTCTATACCGTAGGTGGATTGTTCTACGAGGCTATCAGTCTCAGTCCCATTCCCGGCCAGTATAACTACAAGATTCCCGTTGGCTCTCTCTCTGCTCATGGCTTCGCCTGCATGGATCGTGACACTACCACACTCATCAGCTGCATCAATTCCGATGAGCGTTACCGTGGTGGCAATAATGATAGCACCAATGATGATACCAACAAGACGCTCCTTGGCCGTGCAGTGTCCAACAGTACGATTGAAACGTTCCGCGCTGCTGCACGCAAGAATGGTAGCGGATGGCTCGCCGGCACCATGCGTCATTCCATGGTGGTTAAAACGCTCTTCGAGATCATCTTCGGCACACGCGATTTCCAGACGGCTTACAATGCCGAGAAGGATTCCGATGGTCTCTATCAGGGTGGCCTCGGCATGGGCGTCACTGAGTTCTCTTCATGGAGTTCGTACAACAGTTATGCTCCATTCCTCCCCACGGATGTTGCTGTCGAGCTGGGCGACTCTTGCGGAGTCGTTGATTATGAGGTCAAGGACAATGAAGATACGGTGGTTCATACCACACACGTTCCTGTCTTCTTCGGCCTGAAGAATGCTATCGGTTATCTCTGGCGTATGCAGGATGATGAGTTCGTGCGCTGCAATGAGGATACGAGCACCACTCACCTGGTAGCTCCGTCCATCTACGGCACATGGACCATTGGTAACGAAACTGGCATGGTGGCTTACTCCACTTCGCCAACCAATGGTTATGGATATGTTTCCGCTGTGGCTTATACCAACTTGGAGAATTTCCCCACGCAGTTTGGTGGTTCATCCGGCACCTATTATGGCTCCCATTTCTGGAATAATTCAGGTGCTACGTCCGGCTTCCGGCTGGTTATTCGCGGGTGTAATGCGGGCGATGGCTCCCATGCTGGCTTGTCGGCTGTTAGTGTGGACTACGTTGTCTCGACTGCCCGTGCGGCCCTCGGCGTGCCCCTCTGCGAGGCAGACGATGAGTGGCCGGTGGAGCCCACGTATGCTGCCGCTGCCTGAAGTGGTCAATAGATATCGCGGTGTGCTTCCGTGTCCAATGTGAATCATGAGAATTCATGGTGAATGGAGGAAACGGAAGTACACGCGACCGTCAGGTCGCCCGCGAAAATATTGCTCCGGAATCGTTCTTTGACATTTTTTCTTCCAATTTATTTTAAGTTCTCGGAATTTTGTCTACCTTTGCTCCAAAGGTTGTCTTTCCTGCGCGTCGTTGCTCCGGCTTCCGGCTGGTTATTCGCGGGTGTAATGCGAACAATGGCTCCAATGCTGGCTTGTCGGCTGTTAATGTGAACAACGTTGTCTCGAATGCCAATGCGAACATCGGCGTGCCCCTCAACTTTTAAAGATTTTTTTCATAGGAAAGAGACCTCGCCCCATGGCGGAAAATAAACTAAAGGCAAAGGTGCTGGTAGGGATACTCCCGAAGGCAATGATGCCAAGAATAAAAGCAGATTTTTAGACACGATAATTTTTTATTTACACCGAACATTAGCATGAAGCGAATCGCCGATATATCTCCTCACATCGAGACTATGCACAACTTCGAGGCCGCATGGCGCGGATACTCTAAGAACAAGGGCGGTCGCTACTCTGTACGCCAATTCCAAGAGAACCTTCAGGAGAACCTCCTGGAACTTCTTCGTGCGTATCAGTCCGAATCATGGCACACTTCCTCCTACAGCAACCACGTCATCAATGACCGTAAGACTCGCGTCATCAGCAAGCTCCCTCTCCCTGACCATGTCATCCAGTGGGCTGCCTGCAATCTCATCGAGCCTATCCTGTGCGACACTTTCATTCGTCGCAGTTGTTCCTGTGTGGCGGGTCGTGGCACTCATGATTTCGTCGACCTGCTCCGTCGTGACATGTTCTTGAACTATGAGGGCACATATTACTTCGTTCAGCTCGATGCTCACCATTACTTTCAGCACATCCTTCACTTTCTCATGAAGGAACGGCTCCGCACCAAGATCAAGGATAAGAAGCTGTTGCGCTTCCTCGATGAGTTCATTGATAGCTTTCTCCAGGGCCTGCCGCTCGGAGTAAAGATCTCGCAGGTTCTTGCCAACTTCTTCCTGGCTCGTTTCGACCGTGACGTCATTCGTCTCTTCGGCATCGCCGACGACCTTGATAAGATGGCCTACTGGCGCAACCGATATGTATCTGATTGTCTCGTTACATGCCGCACTTCCAGGCAAGCCGAGGAGTTGTCTCACGGCGTATCCTATCTCTGCCGCAAGTTCGATGCCTACGTCGCTGAAGGAATGAAGCACTACAGTCGCTTCGCTGACAATATGATATTCAATCACGCCGACAAGGTCTTCCTCCATCTCGTCACTGAGATGGCCATCATGGTGCTCGCCCGCGATTACTACATAGAGGTC